ATGCGTGTAGTTGAAATCATGTCAGATATTCGATTGTTCAATTGGACAGTCGGGTTATTACGTTTTGAATCACGTATGAAAAAACGATGGTTAGAGCGTAACGGTGTACCTACTAACTTGATCGAACTAATCAAGTTCGAGCGAGAAAATCCCAACCTTTTGCAAACACTTTGGATAAAAGCCACAAGTAGTATTTTTGATGCCTTGAGGGGTCAAACTATGAAAATTACAGATGATTCTAGTGTTTATCGTGCAATTGAAACTTCCGAAGTAGTTTTAACCAAAAGCGGTAAACCATCGCCTACACGAGTACGCAATTTATTTGCTGCTTATTGTCTAATCCGTGAAAAAGGTCTTGAGGAACTTAAGACAAATTATTCAAAAACGGCATTTTATAGGCTCGTTTCAGATTTATGTGAATGCGGTTTCTCGAAAGCGTATTTACAAAACTTGCACGATGACAAGGCTAAAAACATCATCCCGTTCGTGAAGCTCGTTGAGATCGACTTCAATCAACAACTGCCTGAATGGTACGAAAAACCACAGAGTCAGTTTAATTACTTAATTGCTTAGGAGCATAGAACATGAGCGCAATTGATCAACCAATTTTAACAATCGCTGGCATCCGTAAATCACAGGGTAATTTCCGTTCAGACGATGGAAAATCAGTTGATTACAGCAACACTGTAGTAACTGTTTTACAGCCATTCAATGACAACGAAAAACAGCAGGGCGCTAACGGCATGAAATCAACTGAGTACAAGATTAAAGGTGCTCAATTCTTCCATGACTATGAACACATCAAATTACCTGCTGAAGCACAGCTTTTATTCAAGCTAGACGTGTCTGGCAAAGTTCCAGTAGCACAACTTATTGCGCTTAACTTTGAACCTCATAAGGCTCAATCAACTACTCCGAAAGTTGCAGCAAGTGCGTAACCGTCATTACCAATACGGAACGGTACATTACAGCCGTTCCATTGGTGTTTTAACTGCAACTGACTTTAACAAGATCAACGAACATTTAGAGCAACAGTTGCAGCAATTACAACAAACAGACTGCGCCGATCAAGCCATTACAGATTTAAAACTCTTGATTCAGAAAGTCAGTCATAACGGGGAAATAGCAAGATGAGCCACTTGTCTTATGAATGCCCAAAATGTGGTAACACGTTCTTTTACGAACAGCTTTACTTTCTGCATTTTACTAAGTGCAAAGGTTAAAAAATGAATAGTTCATGGTTATTCATAGCTCTCATTATTGCTGCGATTTTCGGCTTTTTAATGGGTATTTGGATACACAGAGATAAATAGGATTCGAGCATGCAGATAGATGATTGCACAGCTACAACCATTATTAATGGTGTCAACTACTGCATCCTCGTTATACATCAAACATCGTGGATGGATGAATTGAACAACCTGCCTGCAGTTAAGGTAATTGCGCTGCTGTCTACCACGATTTTGATCTGGTATGTCGCTTGGGGTACACGCCCAGTCATACACACTTTAGGTTCATCAACAAAAGAGGATTAAACGATGAATAAAAAGCAAATCGCTGAAAAAGCAAAAAAATACTACAACCATGCGGTTGTAGCTACTGGCGTCACTATCGCTTCTATTACGCCTGTAATGGCTGCTGATGGTGACTTTGACTTAACAACTGATTTAACAGCAACAGCCGTTTTAGCTGGAATTATTGGAGCTGCAACGTTGAAAGCAATGCCAACGTTTACAGCGTGGGGCGTACGTAAAGCATTGTCTATGCTTCGCTAAACAATAAATAAAAAAAGCGGGGAGGAGCGCACAACCGTACGCACCGCACCCCGCTTTTTTACATATTGGGGATAAGAAATGACGTTCTATTTCATCATCGTTGTACTAGTTGCGTTTTGGATTGTATTTGCACCGTAGGCGGTATTTCTTATGTTTAGATATTTTGTTTTTATATTTCTTTTTATTACAACAAGTACAAACGCAGATTGGAAAACTCGTACATATGCTGAACCTAATAAGACTTTCGCTGCTGATCAGATTTTTTCTACGCATACAGAAGCATGCGAAGCATTTAAAGCAGCAATCGGTCCATATACTAACTGTCGTGTCGCAGATGCTTATACTCCGCATCGCGTGTATCTGAATAGAAATGGTACACCAGTTCACATTGCTGATTATACAGATCAATCATGTCCTTTAAATGTAACAACTAAACCCATTACGGTACCTGGATGGACTGAATGGGATATTGATCAAACTGATGCTTATCACAATAAAATAGCAGATACGACAGTTTGTTACGATGGATGCCGTTACAAAGAACCTAGTTTATCAGGCTCTCAAGGTTCTGATTTAATGAGTTTGACTTATGGTAGTCCAGTAAAAGACCCGTCTTGCCCACCTTCAACAGAACACCCACCAACTGTACCTCCTGACGGTTATGTACCACCCGAAGAATCTGAATGTAAAAATGAAAACGGTAGTGATTCGTACTGTCCAAAGCCTCCGAATGGCTGCCCAGACGGTTATTCAGAACAAAGCTTTAACGGTGAGCAAATATGTGTAAAAAATTCACCTGAAGACCCTAACCCTAATGACCCAAACAACGATGATGATGATCAACCACCAGCATCTGAACCCACTGGCGGTGATGGCGGTGGTGACGTTGACTTAACACCAGTGATCAATGCAATAAACAGTTTGAAAGCTGCTTTTACAAGTGCAATCAATTCACTAAAAGAATCACTTACATCAGGGTTTAAAACTGTAACTGATGCCATTGGTCTTACAAACTCAAAATTAGATGCAACAAATACAAAGCTCGATAAATCCAACGAGCACTTGGACAACATAAAAAAAGAATCAATCAAGACTAATGAAAACTTGACCCAAGCGAATGCAAAACTAGATAAATCTAATGAACATCTAAAAGATATAACCGATGCTACTACAGCAGCCAGTGAAGCGATCGGTGAGACAAACAATAAGTTAGACGGTGTTACCGATGCAGTTGATGCTATTGGTAAATGTAAAAATAAAGATTATGACCCTCGCAATGTTAATTCTCAAAAATATGTTGATTGTACAGCTCAAGAAATGGGTATGACTGACACACCATTTCAAATACAAGAACAACAAATCACCCAATTTCAAAGAGAAGATCATGTACGTTTCGGTCAGACCTGTCCATTTCAGAAAACAACAGAAAATCTAGGGTATTTCACAGTTGAAAAAGATATTACGTTTATTTGTGACTTCGGACATGAAGCACGACCTTATATTCAGGCTTTGGGTTATTTAGGTGCACTGATTTACCTATTAATTGCATTAAGGAGCAAAGATTAATGGGCAGGGTATTAGTTGTTGTTGCTGAATGGTTATTAAGAAATGCAGTACAAAAAATATTATTAGCATTAGGTCTTGGTGTATTTAGCTATTTAGGAACAATGTCAGCAATCAAATACGCATTTAATCAACAATTACTTGGTTTAAATGGTCTAGCTCCTAATTTACTTGCATTGATGGGTATATACGGGATTGATCATGTATTAAGCAGTTTTATATCGGCTGCTATGTTCGTTATGGCGCTTAGTTCAGGCAAATTGGCAATAAGAAAGGCAGGATAAAAAATGTCAGGCATTGGTGGTCAAGTACGGTTAATTACAGGTGAATCCTTTGGAGCTGGTAAGTCTTATTTCGCTGTAATGGAAGCAGAAAAGATTGTTCAAAAGGGTAGCCCTTATGCAAAAATCTATTCAAATATTAGAGCACATGCAGAGTTGGGAAATGGTATTACTGAAATGCCTGATGACTGGCGTACATGCGAGCATTACAGCCTTCTAATCATTGATGAATTACAAAAGAGTGAGAAATTCTCTAAACACTTTTCATCTAGACGTGATTCAGAAATTGTTGATTTTACTGAGATCAGACATAAACATTTAGATGTATGGTTAATAACCCCAAACACTAAATTAATTAACTCTGATATCAGGGAATTAGTTTCCCATCACTATTATATTGAGGTTGCTAGTAAGAAAGTTTCTAAGTGCTATTTATTTAAACGTGCACAAACAAATATCACTAAAAATCTAAAAGCAACTGCAATGGATACATTTACTTTTAATATTGAGGAAAAATACTGGAAGTTATATAAATCAACTGAGGACGGTGTTGCATCAGATAGACAAACGCATTTTAATATGAATCTAGTCACCTTTGTTCTTGGTGCAATTGTGACTTTGGCTGTCATTGCTGGCTTATTCATGTATTTGTTCGGTGATACCAAAGACAAGGTTGATCAAATGACTACTGATAAAGATGGCAATAAAGTAGCACCGATCATCAGTGCAGAAAAATCCAGTGTAGATAATCAAATGGCGATTCGTATTAAAGATTGCCAAGAACAATTTGGGTGGACTGCGGAAATGTGTCGAGATTCAATTGATCAAAGCTATCATGATAAACGTACAGCCGATCTACAAGTTAAAACTGGTAATGATATGAATACCATTGTTGCAACTTACAATCCAAACAAGCCTTACGATATTAAACTACCTGAAAACATACCTATTCAGATCAACGATTATCCAAGAATGTCGGGTGTGATTACGGTTAGAGGTGGTAAGCTAATGGCTGTGAATCAATACGGTGACTATATGCCTGACGTATCTCAAGAGGATTGCAGACGCTATTTGAATGGCTATCGACCTTTTGATTATTCAGGGGCAAAAAAGTCAACTGGAGCGTTTAACCAGGCTAACAGCAACCCTAATCAAATTAATGACTTAAAGATTTCATAGTCTTGTCAAAAAAGTCAATTTCTTCTCTTTGATTACAAAATCCTAAGTCTGTTTTCACTAGGAATTTACAAAGGCATGTCTTCAGGGGAATTGAGACACAACGAGTAAATATCTAAACATTGTACAAAAAACGAGTGTCTCAAGGCGTAGTCTAGACATGACGACATGCTAAAGTGCGTGTGCTGTAATCTATAAAGACGGGATTTCAAATTTTATAGCGTCATACTCAAAGGGAGCGATGAGCGACCAGCTAAAAATTTAAACCCACGATTTTATTTTTATTTATGCTGTACCAGCACACGCACTAAATTTAACTCGAGTTCTTAATTCAACTAGCGAAGTCTGTTGAAATAAGAACTGAGTATAAAGGGAACAAGCCTCGCAAACTTGCGTAAGCTTGCGATTAACGCAAGTTGAGAAGTGGTCGGATTTCGCATAACTCTATGTTATGTTATTTGGATTATACTTGACTGCGGTACAGTTAAAGCAGTCAGGTACGGTGCGCACATACAGCAATAGAAGCGCACCGCTATGTAAGCCATTTAACATAAA